ATCACTTGTGAACAACCAGCGTTAAGAACGCCTTCGCCCATTGCATAAGAAGATACTAACAATGTTCCTAATTTCTCAGGAATATAGTTAGACTCAGACTTAATGTCCATTAACTTGACTACGCCTACTGCCGCTGGAGTAAATAGAAAACCGTATGTACCGGCTGGTACGTTGTTACTCATTACGACTGGAACACCAGCGATCTTGAATACTTTACCTGTATCAATACCACCATTAGTATCAGTCCAATCACGGTTAACCGCTTTAGAAGACTGAACAAGCAAATAGTATGCTGTAGGGTTAAGTACCAAAGTACGCTCACCTGTGATGTCATTACCATCGAACTTAGTTTGAGCATCAAATAATGCTCCTACTAACTTGTCAGGGAAAGCTGCTTTATCTGTCGCAGACGTTGTCCCACCTAGAGCTACCTTAGCGTTGTAAGCAGGTTGCCCTACCTTAACATTAGCAGTAGTCGCAACAGCACAAGCCGATAACTGGGCTGTTACTGCAACGTCTACTTTCTTAGCTAGAATCTGACCAATCTCAGAAGCATATTGACCACGTACTTCGTAGTGAGACATTGCTTCATCAAACTGATCTATAAATACTGATGCGTACTTACGAGCATTAATCGTAATTACTTGCTCTGCTGAAGAAATAGTATCAGCAGTAATGTCAGCACCGGGTGTGTGAGTACGCTCGGTAGTTAGTGCACCAATTACTGGGAACTGGGCTGACTTTCCTGAGCTAATGCTACGATTTGTAACTAGATTCAGAAAGACGTTCTTACGCTCAAATGCAGTTAATACTTCTCCTGCAAATACTTTTAACGCTACGTTTTTGTTGGTAGCTGGTGATACGCCAAACTCGAAGTTAGGATTACTTGTTGTAAATGCCATTGTCTTTTATTTCCTATTTTGTTTAAATTAAGTAGTTATTCCTTATATTACTTTTTAAACGGTATCCTATGTTAAAAACCTCGGTTTCCTTGATAGGGCATTTATAATTGTACTTTAGAAATTAGTTTTTGCTATCTTAGCTTGTACTCTGGCTCTGTATGTAGAGTCACGTTTATAGTCATTGCTTCCGATAGCTCTCATCATTTCAGCTTTGGATTCATATCCTCCTGATGATGAGGTTGGTTGACCGGAAATACGATTACTTCCGATCAGGTTAGGTGTTGCAGATTTGTATCTGCTGTAGAGTCCTTGAACTGCAAACTTAGCAGAGTCCTCATTCGACAGTGCGCTATTGAAAGCCTTTTGTTCACTGCTTGTTAAGTTAGTACTAGCCCAGTCAACCATAGAGTTATACTCTTGATCACCTCCTACCTCTGCCTGAACTCTGTCAGCAAAGCTGTTGTTTATGGCTTCTTGTCCTCGGATATACTGGTCTACTGCTTCTCTAGGTATACCGGCCTGTTCTAACTGTTTGAATGATTTCTCACTAAGCTCACCGCTCGTATCGTACTCACTCTCAAGACTAGAGAAATCTAGCCCCGCGCCTTCTACTGCTTCTTTTGCTTCATCAGGCTCAGTAGGAGCAGTATCTTCCTCAGAAGGTGCTTCTCTATTTCCTAACTTAGACTCAAGCTCAGTATAAGCTTTTTCTAAATCTTCTACAGTGTTATACTTGCCAGCTAGTTTTGTCTCACCTTCTTCAGGTACTACAGTACTAGCTTTATCAAGGTCACTCCGTAGGTTTTCGTTTGTTGCTTGTTCGCTTCGGTCTACTGCGTCCATCATCTGTTGATCGTGGTCGCTTAGTTGTTGTCCGTTTTCGATTGGGTTTAGTTCTGCCATCTTCTATTGTCTCCTGTTCCTGAAACAGTATCTCACTTTCTGTGTATACTGTGTATCTGATTTCCCCCATAGTTAACCACCTAGTGCCTGTTGCGCTCCCATAGCTCCAGCTTGTTGTCCTGCTGATTGAGCTAAAGAGTCTGCTCCAACTTGTCCAGCTTGCTGCATCTGTTGCTGCTGCTGTTCTTGTTGCATCTGTTGTGGGTCTTTAATTATGCCTGTTACGTCCACTCCTAGTGAAGTAGCAACACGGTCAATAACAGCACCTACGTTAGTGTACTGTGCGAATATCTCAGCGCCTAGTAACTGTTGTAGAGTCTGTGCAAACATAACTAACTTATTGTAATCGTGGCCTCTTCCTAGTGCTTCTAGTCCAGTAACAATAACTGGTTCTACTAGTCCGTCAGGAATTTTAACCTTACTATTCTTAAAGATTATCTTAACTAGTGGTAATTGCAGTTCTTGACTTAAGATACTATAGATACCACCTAGGGCATCTTCCAGTTCTCCTGCAACTAATCTGATTTCTTCTGCTGTAACTCGTTCAGCGTTACGTCTAGCACCTTCTGTAAGTAAGAAAGCTGCTGCTAGTCTTTGCTGTAACTGTTCTGCAAGCTGGTAAGCAATCTGCATATCACTACCCTTCTGAACCTGTAGAGTAGTAACATCGTTAGCCCTTCCTTGTACGAAATCACCTGATCTAGCCTTAGCTAAATCCTTTGCTCTTGTTGTAGCAGTAGGATCAACCAAGAAAACAATCTTAGAGCTTGCACTAGCCCCTTCTACCATAGCTTGGCTAAGTGCTTCCAGACTTCTTAAGTCTCCTAAGTATTGCTCTACTAGTCCTCGTCCATAATTCTCTCCATTAATAGCTGTCCACCTTAATGCGAGAAATGGCATATCATCTTCTTTCAATACACCTTCTGATCCGGGAACTACTTCTTCGTTGACTTCTTGGTAGACAGAATACTTACCGTCTTCCATGATCTTACAACAAGTGTATAAGTCGTTCTCTTCTTCTAATAACTCTAGTTCAGGAACATCAGTAGGATGTACTGTTTCCCTTACTATGATTTCTATAATCTTTCCTAGAGCATTTCTTTTTACTACATACTCTTCTAGGTTGTATACTCTAAGCGTTCCTTCTTCTAGTCTCAAGAGAGCATTACCTGTTCCAATAAGAAGCTTAAGTGCTTCAAACAAAGGAACTCTGTATGCTTTCTTTTCGATAAACGTATACAAGTCTTTCTCAAGGCTTGCTAGGGTCTGATCTAACTCTATGAGTTGTTCTTCGTTTAAGTCCTGTAGCTCATCTTTATTTGGCATTAGCCTAAAGAATGGAGCATTAGGAGGTAACAAGGTAAGTAGTAACTTACTTGCTAGATGGTTGATAGCTCTACTTCCTAGGGACTGATAAGGCGTAGCTAGTACGTCTTGCTCTTTGTGTCCCTGTGCAGTAAGTAGAGAAGGAATAGTAAGTTCAGCACAAGCCCTAGCTCTATCTAGGACTGTACTTTTACTTGTTTCTAATTTAGACCACCTAGACTTTAGAGTTGTTTCATCTTCCTTCTCTTTAGCCATTTATTTTAATTCCTGTCTTTAAGTCAGTTCTTGCTCTTTAATATTTTACACCTGTTCCAGTTCCCTGTCTTGACTTTGGTTTTATCTTTAAGTCCTTAGTTGAGGTATCAGGCTTCACTGGTTTCTTCTTGACCTTATTAGGTTCATAATCATCCGATGCTCCGAAGCTTCCTCTAGTTGGTGCAGGTGCTTGGGTCTTGATTATAGGAGGTGTTCCACCCATTATTGTTCTCCCTATGCAGTGTTAATACCTGATGACTCTCCTGCACTTACAGGTACTTGTAACCTCTTCTTGCCTAATTTAATAGCTTTTAGTTTTCGTTCCTTGTCTTCTGCTTCGTCCGCAGTAGGTTCAAAAATAGCTGACTCAACAGGCTGTGCTGGTGGTGGTGCTGGTGGCGTAGGTGGTGGTGCTGGTACTGATGGTGAACGTGAACCGCCCATTACTCTTCTCCTTTATCTCTTAGTTGTTTTAGTAAGTGTATTAGCTCGATAACTCCTGCCTTCTTTCCCATCTCATAAGGACTAGTAATTCCTAGCTCATGAATTGGAAAGTTGTCTGGATAAAGTTCTTCAAGTAATGTAATTAAATCAATGGTTCGTGATGGTAGCTGTTCCATTATTGTAGTGTCCTTTTTATTTATTGCCTTTTATTTTAGGGAAGTCTAGTGAACTGAAGTCACCTTTAACACCGCCCTTACTGTATTCTGTACTTCTTGCTTCAAAGAAGTTAGTATGTACTACACTTCCTAGTAGCTCGTCTATCCAAGGAAGAGGATTAGTTTCTATTTTCCAATTAGCTTTAAGTCCTAACTGCATCAGTCTCCTGTCTGCAATATAACGAATGTACTGCTTCATCTCTTCTTTAGTAAGACCTTGTATGCCTCCTTGATCGAAAGCTAGGTCAATGAAGTCATCTTCTAATTGAACCATATCTCTCGCTATTACATAGAGTTCTAACTTGAAGTCATCTGTCCACAACTCAGGGTTCTCTTGGATCAGAGTCCTAAATACTTGTGTCATTCCTTCGATGTGCTTAGTCTCATCTTTAATAGACCACTCTACTACTACTCCCATGTTCTTCATTTTACCGAAGCGTTGGAAATTAAGTAACATAGCGAAAGAACTAAACAAGTGAAGTCCTTCTGTAAAGCCTGAGTATACTGCTACTGTTTTAGCTACTTCCTGTGGGCTGTACTTGTCTGGATTAAATCTACCAATATAGTCATGCTTATTAGACATAACAGGATAGTCTTTAAATTCTGAGTAAATGTCTTCACTGAATCCTAATGTGTCCGTAAGTAAAGAGTATGCATCTATGTGGGTTGCTTCTCTGTTAGCAAATGAACCAAGCATCATCCTTAGTTCTGGACTAGGGAATAAAGGAATCAATTTATCATAGTAACCACTAGCTACATCCACATCTGCTTGTGTAAATAGAAGGAGTATATTCCTAATCAAGTGCTTCTCTTCGTCACTCAGCTTAGTCTGCCAATCCTTAACATCTTCATGTAAGGGAATCTCCTCACTTGTCCAGTGCATCTTCTCATGCTCCTTAAAGTTCTCATAAGCCCACTCATACTTGAATGGCTTATAGGAGTCTCTGTCTTGAAAGATAGAACTTAACTCTTTAGGTTCGTCTTTAATAGGAAAGGTAGTAGGCTCTGTCTTGAAGATCAAATCATAGTTATCTCTATAAGTAGAAGTAGTGCCTCTGCTTACTAATTTGTCTCCTGTTATATCATTAGTACTCATCCTATTCTCCCTGTGTTAATGCTGCCCAGCTTTCTGGGAACAAGGGTTGTATGATCTTACCACACATCAGTGCTACTTCCTTTGTCTCTCGTTGACTAGTACTATGTGTTCGTTGAACGTAGAATCTTGCAAACGCGCTTAGTGAGCCTGTCCAATACCACTCAGTCATCATGCTCTGAGGGAGTACCATACGAGCTTGCTCTGCACATACTCCTGAATGTAGTAAGTACTCGTAAAGTTCTACACTAGCGTCAATGTGCTTACGGTATGACTCTTTAGTGTATTCCTGTATATCAGTCCTTCCTGAGTCTACACTTCCTTGCTTCACGTTGTCTGCTTTCTCACGCCATACAGTAGGAGTATGAAAGGTAGGTAATGAAGATACATAGCGTCTGCTTATCTCGTTCTCAGTAAACCCTACTTTGTGTTTAAAGCATTGTATCTTTGTGAAGATAGGAGCTTCAACTCTTACTGTAATCTGAGGATGTGCAAAGGGAGTCCAATGCTTATGTTTTGCCAAGTACTTAATCAGCTTCTTGTCTTTGTCCTGTAAATCCCAATCAGCTTGCTTGCCACCCCATGCACTCTCTTTATCCATACTTACTCTAGCCGCGTTGACTACTGTAAGATCATCACCCATCCAATCTATTAATTCTACGTTCATACTGTCTCCTATTGTTTAATTAGCCTTCACATGCTAAACATTCTGTATCATCACTAGTTAACTGTATAGTGTCTCTAGTTGTTTGCTTACTTATATTCTCTGCTCTACTTGTTGCTTCAGTCCTTAAGTAGTAAAGACTCTTAAGCTCAGTCATTGCCTTCCAGTGTACCTTATGTAGATACTTCCACTCAACTTCAGGAGGAAAGAATAAATTAACTGATTGACTTTGACACACATACTCTTGTCTGTCTACTGCATGCTGTACTACCCAGTTCTGGTTAATTTCAATAGCAGTTTTGAATACATCTTTCTCCCAATCAGGGAGCTTATCTAAATGCTGTACTGATCCATTGTTGTTTAAGATAGAGTTCCAACATTCTTCTTCTTCTCCTGCGTAGTACTCTTCTAGTACCTTACCCAAGTACTTATTCTTTACTACATAAGAACCAGATGCTGTCTTCTGAAGAAAACTATTAGCTTTCCAAGGCTCAATGCTAGGACTCGTACCAACGATGATACTGCTAGAAGCATTAGGAGCGATAGCAAGTAAGTGAGTGTTCCTACGATACACTTCGCTTGTTCCATAGATGTCATTAGGTATTTCCCTCTCTATTGAAAGCTTTTGACTTGCCGCCAATGCTTGTTGTTTGATTAATTTAAATATCTTTCTATTGAATCCTACAGCTAAGGCTGATTCAAAGGGTATGCCTTTCTTTTGAAGTAGAGAATGGAAGCCCATTGCACCAATGCCTATACTTCTCTCTTGTGTTGCAGAGTAGATAGCCTTCTTGTAATCCTCAGAAGGAGCAGTATCAATAAAGTATTGTAGCACATTATCTAAAAATCTAACAAGGTCTTTAACGATGTCAGTTTCTTTCCAATCTTCATAGTACTCTAAGTTAAGGCTACTAAGACAGCATACAGCGGTACGATCTTCATTAGTAGGAAGCATGATCTCAGCACACAGATTACTTCCGTGTACCTTTAGGTTGCGTTCCTTATGTGCTATGGGTTGTAAGTCGTGTACTACATCCTCATTCATTACATAAGGCTCACCTGTCTGGTGTCTAGTAGTAAGTAAGTTCTTATACAAGTCACGGGCGCTACACTTGCCTACTACCTTTCCATTCTCAGGTGCTACTAGATACCAATCAGCATCATGTCGTACAGCATCTAAGAACTCTTGG